GCCACGGCAGCTCAATCACGCTGTCCTGGTCGAACCGGTAGCGGACGTTGCCGATCGTGGTTTCGTATTCGCGCGCACCGTCCGTGTGCATGTATACAGAAGTTGCCTCTGAGGGCATGAGGATCAGTTCTTCCGGCCTCCCGGCGGAATCAAAAAAGGCTGCGATGTATGCGCAGCCGTACAGCAGGCTTTGAATCATGGCACTCTTACGCAGCGTAAACGACGCCATGGTGCTGTTTGCGCGAAGGTTCAGGAGCCTGCCGATTACGTGCTTATCGTCCCGCTTCTTGGTCACCGGATCCTTGTACACGTGGATCGGCAGCTTCCCGAGCGAATTTGACAGGATGCGGACCGCACCGTAAAACGCCGAAAGGCCCATCGCCCGCTCGCGCGTCACCGTCTCGCCGCTGCTGGTCAGCATATCGATCCAGCCGTCCGTGGATGTAAGCGACAGCGTTTCGGTATTCCTAACCCTTCCGATTGCGTTTCTTACGATCAATCGCCTCACCTGCCTTCCCTACCAGCACGCCGTACGCGATGCATCCGGCTCCCAGGATGAAAAAACCGGCTGCGATATGGAGCAAAAAACCGCCGGAACTTAGCAACAAAATGCCTGTAATGACGAGCATATCGTCTAGATACTCGCTGAAAAAGCGTACTACTTGCTGCTTCACAGGCTCCATCCCTCCTCCAGCCGTTTATTCAGGTCCGGGCCCTTTGTGAACCGGATCGCGCGCGACATCGCGTTGATAATTGCCGCGGCCAGGTCGATGCGCTGGCTGTCGTCCTTGTGCTTCTTGCTGAGCCGAATATTATCGTTGCTGTCGTGCATCTCCACGGCGTTCATGAGGCACCACTTTAAAAGCGGGGAACCGTCGTGGATAATCTTCCCGGCAAGGACCAGCTCGCGCAGCTTTTTCGTCGGCTCGGATAAAGTCATACATCCCTGCCGTACCTCGATGAACTTGTCGTCCGAACCGCCCGGATTGCGCCCTGCATTGACCTCGTCCCTCAGCTGCGTGATGAAGTGCGTGGCGTTGTACGGGTCGAAGCAGTACTCGCGGATGCGCCATCCTTCATCCAGCGCCATATCGCGCATATGTTCCTTCACGAAATCATAATCGGTCACCGCGCCGCGCGTGAGCGTGCACCAGTTTTCGTGTGCCCAGTACTTATACGGCACGCGGTCGCTCTTTTCGTGCTCGTCCGCTGCCTCCTCCGGGATGAAACCGTGGGCGCATACGGCAAACACGCCGTCCGGCAGCGGAAACACGAACCCTGTGGCGGTGAGGTCAGTATTCTTTGAAAGGTCGAGCCCCACCCAGCACTCCGCGTTGCGCACGCGCTGCAGGAACTCGGTCTGTGGAAGCGCTGCGGCATCCCATTTCTCCACGCATCCGGAGAAATACTTATCCTCGCTGTCCATCTGCCAGATGTCCATCCGCTTGATCAGGAATTCGCGGATCTTCGAAGGGTCGCCGGAAGAATATGCGAGGCTGTACTCCGACTCGATCTGCGAGAGCAGCTCCTGAGCGTAGGCGTTCCCGGACCGGATGGCGGGATTCGCTTTGTACCACCTGGTTTTGTCATGCGGGTTGTCGTCCTTGTCGAGCTCCCGGATAATGACGAAATAGTCCTCTGCCTCGATCTCGCCGGAGAGGATGCGAACGCAGGTGTCGTACTCTTTTTTACAGGGGTTGTTCGCAGCGTTGGCCCCGGCTGTGGTGATGATTGCCATGAGCGCCTGCGCCCGTTTGCCGAAGCCGGAGAACAGCGTGTCGTGGATCTCGCTCGTCGGATGCGCGTGGTACTCGTCCACGATGACGATGCACGGCGCACCCGAGTCCTTGTTCTTCGTATCCTTCGATAGAGGACGCATCCATCCGCCCCGCGTCTTATGCGACACATACGTCTTTTTAATATCCAGCCGCTTCGCGATGTCAGGGGAACCCATCGCCATCGCCTGAGCATCGCCCCACACGCGCCGGGCCTGTCCACGGTCGACCGCCGCGCACTCGATCTCCGGCATGTTTTCATACCGCCGCAGCTCCGGATGCGACGGCGGATAGATCGCGTCCGAGCACAGGCCGTACAGCGCCAGCCCGGACATCTCCGTGGATTTGTAGTTGCCGCGGCCGATCTGCTTGTACATCCTCTTGAAGCGCCGCCTGCCGGTATCCATGTGGACCCAGCCCATGAGGCATCCGACATCGAACACCTGGAAATCTTCGAGCAAGATAGGCTTACCCTGAAACACGCCGCGCACATGACGGCAGCACTTTTCGTACCACTTGAACACCCTGTCCGCCCGGGTCTCGTCAAAAATATATGGGAACACGTCGGTTCCCTGCCGCTTCAGATCTATCAGATGGCGGTTGCACGCCAGCCACTCATTTTTACAGGTATCTATTTTGCCGGTTACGACGTCAACGGCATATTGTGTTGTCGGATGCATCAGTCAAACAGCTCCCCGTTCGGGTCGTCCTTCGGCGCGCTCTTCTTGCCCATCCCGGCGCGTGCGCGTGAAACGGGATCGAGGCATAGCACATCGCCCAGCTGCTTTACCTGCGAAGCCGCGTCGCGCGCAACTTTGAGCCACGGGTTGATCATGGGCTTGTTCGGATTGTCTTTGGTGACGTACACCTCGGTCTGCTCGCGCACCTTCTCGATCGCTTTTTTGTAGGTCACCACCGCGTCGCAATACATCGCCAGCGCGTTGATATCAAAATCGCTTAGGATCGGAACGTCGAGCTCGGCGTACAGTTTCACGATCCGCCGCCACTCCTTTTTCGCTTCGGCGTCAAGCCACGAAGGAGGATTGAGGGTAAAGCTTTTCGGTTGCGGCTCGCTTTCCAGCCGGGTTTGCAGCACTTCCTTTGTCAGCCGCTCCTGATCATTTTTCAGCAGCATTAAAGAAGCCGGATGCGGTTTTCTTCCGGGCATGTTGATCATCTCTTTCGTTTAAATGGAGCTTACAGCATCGGCATATGCGATCTTCTCCCCTTCCCTGAGCAGAAATACCCCATCCGCTGAGCCCTTATATTCCACGTACCGTCGAGCCCCGACATCCGCATATCGCTCGTCCAATTCCTGCAGGTACGCTACCCTGCCCAACTGATCCGCCGCTATCAGGGTGGAAGCCGATCCTCCAAACATGTCCAGAACGATGTCGTTAGCCCTAGAGCTTAGCTTGATCGCTTTACTGATGACGCTAAGTGGTTTCTGGGTCGGATGCAGTGGATTGCGCTTTGGCTTATCGAATTCCCAAACGTCCGTCTGCGTCCTGTCCTCTTTTAGCGGATACAGCCGGGGCGTCCCCTCCTGCCACCCGTACCAAATGCTCTCATAGCGCGGCTGAAAATCCTTTCTCCCCAGCACCATACTGTCTTTGACCCATATGATGCTTGAGCTCCAGTGCCAGCCGATCTCTCGCATAACGCCGTCGATGGTCGGCCACTCCTGCGCGGACATGAATGCAAATATCACAGCACCGGGCTCGACAGCCTTGGATGCACAGGTAAAAGCCTTTTTCAAAAACTCCCTGAAATCCTCGGTGGACATGTTATCGTTCATAATCCCATCGCGCTTTTTCCAGGACGGATGATTGGAGTTACCGTTATTATTGAAATTCACATTATACGGCGCGTCCGTCACGATCAGCCTTGCCTTCTGCCCGTCCATCAAGCAGTCGACATCAGCCTGGCTGGTGCTGTCACCGCATCGTAGACGATGCCTCCCGAGCAGCCATATGTCACCCTTCTTGGAAATTGGTGTTGTGATTTCCTCCACGGCCTTATCGGCTTCGAAATCATCTTCCTCAATTTCCTCTGGTTCAAGCACCGCTTCCTCAAAACCGAACCGCGCCATGTCAAACGAGATGGCTTGCAGGCCTTCCAGCTCCACTTCCAGCAAATCCATATCCCATGTGGAGAAACCGGCGGTTTTGTTATCCGCCAGCCGGTACGCCTTGACCTGCTCTTCGGTCAGGTCGTCCGCACAGACTACGGGGACGGACGTGTGCCCGAGCTTCTGGGCGGCTTTGTAGCGCGTATGCCCCGCGATGATGACACCGTTTTTATCGATGACGATAGGCTGTTTCCAGCCAAACTCTTTTATGGATTCCGCCACCTTCTCCACGGCGTCCTTATTATTACGCGGGTTATTTGCGTATGGTTTTATATCTTTAATCGGTATGCTGCGTACTTCCATCTTCACCCTCCAAAAGCTGCACTATCCCTTTAAGTACGAATATTGAACATTGTAAACAAATCCCATTTCCCCACATATGAAAAGCGGCACTATCTAAATACGGGTTCCGCAGCCATTTCACGATCTGCTTCCTGCTTTTTGGTTTCGTGGAGTTCCCGGTAATCCTGCGGTGCGTCTCGAACACCTCAGCAAAGAATGCAATCTCATCCTCGGAAGGAGCCTCTGTTTCCAGCCCTTCGCACCACCAATCGGGAAAACCCTGCAGCCTGGCGCATTCCGTTGGCGTGAGCCTGCGGACGATGCACTGCGGCAGACTTATAACCGGCGGGTCTTTATAGTCACGGGCTTGCAGGCAGGGGCATTGTTCCCGGCAAACCTGTGTGAATTCGCCTGTGGTCATTGCGTACGCGACGGCATGTTTATCACAGGTGTTGAGGGTAAAGGAAACATTATCGTTTATACCGTTACCCTGAGGGCCGTTCTTTTCCTCCCGCCCGATCATACTGCCCTGAACGCATACCGCGATACCGCCCTGGTTGCAGGAAGGATTGCCGCCGCTCTGGTCGAGCGTGCGCGATGTCCCTGCTTCGTAAATACCGCTGTACGGGTTGGATGACTTCATCGAATTGCTGTCCTTGGAGCAGACGCCGTATACCTTTACCGCCAGCTCGTTGCAGCGGCATTCGCCGACGTCAAATGTATTCAGTGTATTGGCGGTTTCGGCGGCTTCCCATTTCTGTCCTTCGCTCTTGTTATGGGGGCGGGTGCCTTTTCGGAAAGGCATGAGCACGGGTCCGACTGCGCCTCCAGCGCGATCCTCAGCACATCCGGCAGAGCCTTGCCCCTCAGCGAAGCGCGGCGTAAAATCCCTACACACGCCTTCGCGCTCAAACAAAACCTCTCCGGCGCGTTCGCTTCCAAAATCCGCGACAAGGTACACTCTTCTGCGCCGTTGGGCCACTCCGAAATATTGCGCGTCGACAGTTCTGTAAGCAACGCTCCATCCGTCGCCCACGAGTATGTCGGCGTGAGGCCACCTGTCCTTATCAGGCGCAGGCATCTCGGCTGACGGTTCGATGATCTGCACGATAGCTTCGAGGACGGCCTTGAAGTCGCCACCTTTATTCGAGGAGAACGCGCCGGGTACGTTTTCCCACAGTATGAACCTTGGATACTTTCCATCTGTCGCGTACCTCATTTCCTTAATGATCCGTATGGCCTCATAAAAAAGGACGGATTGCTTTCCGTCCAGACCGGCTCTCTTCCCGGCTACCGAAAGGTCGGTGCATGGTGAGCCGAATGTGATGATATCTACAGGTTCAATCTTTGCGCCGTTGACTCTATTGATGTCACCCAGATGCTGTATACACGGCAGCCGTTTTGTGGTCACGCGGATGGCAAACGGTTCGACTTCCGAAGCCCAGACCGGCGTAATGCCGCAGAGCATACCGCCCAATGGGAAACCGCCGCTGCCGTCAAACAGGCTGCCGAGCGTTATTCTTTCTGATTTCATTAAAATGTCCTTTACCAAAATAAGGGCCCAAAAATCGAGTTTTTCACACACGCGAGGGTCAATCGCGGTTAGGAGCCACATGCTCAAACATTTTTGGGGTGGGGGGGATCGGTTGGCTCCGTGCCGCCCTCACTTTTTTATGCTGTTCTCCCGTATTGTCTTTCTGCTGTGGCACGATTTACATAACGCCTGGTGGTTGCCCGCGTCCCAGAATAATTTCAGGTCGCCTTTGTGATCCCGTACGTGATCAACCTCAGTGGCTTCCGTGACGATCCCGTACTTCTTACACTCCACACAGAACGGATGCTTAGCGAGGTACGCGCGACGGTAACGCTGCCAGCGGCTGTCGTAAAGCTTACGATACGCAGGCCGGTTCTTATCGTATAAAGCCATCGTTTGTTTGCGCCGCTCCTGAGCTGCCTCTGCGTGTTGCTCTGCATGCCCGGCGCAATACCTATGCGTAGTCAGGGTAGCGCACCCGGGGTGCTCGCATTCGTGCATAAACCTTGATGGCATAATGCCTCCAACAAAAAAGCCTTAACGGTTTCCCGCAAGGCTAAAATGCTTTGCCCTTTTATATCTTTATTATTTCGTCTTCTCGGTACACAACACCGAGAGTGGAACCGCAGCGCCAGATACAGAAAATGGTACCGGAATCGTCCACGAAATCTACTTCCCCCCGGTCACCCGGTTTCAGCTTCGTGTAGGGATCGCACATTTTAACGAGCTGAATTTGAGTTCCCTTGGGATACTGCTTTCGGAGAAGTTCAACCGTCTCCTTGGATGGAAACTTATTCATTCGCCGGCCACCTCCCCCTTAGATGGTGCCCCCTGAGAATACGCTGAATTTCCGCTCAGGTTTTTCAGCAGTATCTTCCGAGCGGTCTTGTACTCGTCGCCAATAAAACCCATTCTCAAAAGCCATACCCTCATGACCCACTTCTCGTTCTCCACCGGCTTCTCTTGTGCGGTTACCCGTTTTTGCTCCTTTGCCGTCGCGCACAAGGCGCTGATAAAATACGTATACGCGGCAACCTCCTCGGATGAAGCGTCAAATCTGAACCAGGAAAACTTGAGCGTCGTTTCAGTCCTCTCGACGGGAAGCGCGTCGGCGCCGATGGCCTTCTTGATGAGCGTTGCCTTGCTGGCGATGAGCTTATCAAGGTTTTCAAGCGCCCTTTCGGTAAACCCTTCCAGCGGCATCTCAATGGTCAGGATATCGTCGGGAACGTCGCCTGCGCGCATGCCATCTTCGCCTCTGTGGTCGCGGCGCTGTCTGCCAAGCCCCAGGTCTTCCTCTTCGGTCATCTCCAAGGAACGGCCTTCGTCCAGCTGCCTTTGCATGGCTTCGGTGATGGGTGCGTCGTGATTGGCATATTGCCCGGGGTGGTGCTGGTCAATGTCCGGATCCTCATCAAGCCCGATACCGCTTTCATATGTATCAGGCTCGTCGTATTCACGTTCCTCGGCATTAAAGCCCTGCCGATGAAGCGCGTCCTCCAGGTCGAGATTATCCTCACCACTAAGCGTCCCGTGCTTGTCGATGCGGTATCCGCCCACCCGATAGGAAAATGTTGGAGTAGCTAGATATTTAGCCGGGGTTTTCAGCTCCTGACTGACCGCTTCCGCCAGCGCTTTGCGCTTTGCACCTGTGACTTTGTACTTGATTTGCATAACTGTCTACCGCCTTTCGTTTTGGTTAGTACACATTTACGCTCTTTTTGCTGTACAAGTCAAGTCAAATATTGTATATAAGAAAAGCCCCACGGGATTGCTCCCGCGAGGCCATGACAGTATTATTTCTCAATTATAGTCTACTCGAAAATTCAACGACGCTCAAGTGGACTTATGTGGACTTTACTATCCTCTTTTGAGTGTTCCGTCTGGCAAGAACCGCGTTTATACCCGGGATCAGTCTGGTCACATTCTGATTGATGTTGTCAGTGGTAATTCGAATCATCTCCCAACCTTCGCCCAGCTTGTAAATGATGGCCTCGTCCCGGATGCTCTGATACTTCAGATTGTCTTTGCCATGATAAATCTTCCCGTCAATTTCAAGTGCCACCTTCATGTCAGACAGTATGAAATCTACGCAGTATTCAAAGATTCGAACCTGATGATGTGCCTTGATACCGCGTCGGATAAGCTCAAGCGCCACCATGATTTCTTCCGTGCTCTGATACCATCCACGCCTGTATAGATATTTCTTTACCAGACGGATGGCATCATCATACGGTGCAATATCAGTAACCTTGGAGATGCGTTTGACGGCAACCTCGAGCTTCTTTTGTTTTTTATCCGTATCAACCGCGTTGCCTTCCTCGCGTGTCTGCCGTACCAGCTCAGTCCTGCAGTCCTTACAGGTATATTGAACGCTACGAATATACGACCAGCTATTAACCGGTGCACCGCAAATCCGACAGGGCGGAAAATAGCGATTATAATTTGTGCTGTCCTTGATTACCGGAACGCCGTCTTCTATTGCTTCACGCCAGCTCATGTTGCCTCTCCTTCCGTGCGATGATCGCATCCACAGCCCTGAGAGATTTACGATGAAGCTTCAGCACCCAGCTTACGGAGTAATTAAGGTCGTTGGCAATTTCCTCCCACTGCTGATAACAGAGATATCGCTTTTCAAGAATCAGTTGGTATTCGAGATCCTTCACACCGTGGATTAATTCAAGGATGCTTATTTTGTAATACAGAAGCTGGGTGAGTTCTTTTTTCAGCTCGTTTTTGATGTCCATAATCTTGCATACAGCATCTTCCATCGGGGAAACAGAGGGGCTGGGGTCACGGGGCATCCCCGTAACGGTGTACGTGCAGTCCATAGCCATATTCTCCAATGAGGAGATCTGATTTTTCTTACTGTTGATGCGTTGATCAAGCCGGTACGCTTGAGATAGATATTCCTTCGCAGTCATATTACTGCACCTCCCCGCATAGCCTACGGATAAGAAATTCCGGATCAAGTGGGGTGAGGACACCAAACCAATCGGATCGGAAGAACCGCTCGATGGACTCTTTATCTTGTTTGCAAGCATCTTCGCTGCATTTGGAAAGCGCCTCACGGTAGTCTCTCACGGCATGCAGGATAATGGCGTTTGCCAGGCTCTCATAAGGACTCATAAACTGTACCTCCGAATTAATTTAGTTCTCTCGGATTTGCAGTTTTTGACTCCATGGGTTGACTCTGATTTACAAATTTGCTTTCACCGCGTCGATCAGCGCGGCTTGTCCCGTTTCCTTCCGGCTCAGGGCCGCCAGCACGTCCTCGTCGATTGTGCCCTTCGTCACGATATGGTGTATCACCACCGTATCCTTCTGGCCTTGCCGCCATAACCGGGCATTAGCCTGCTGGTAGAGCTCCAGCGACCACGTCAGCCCGAACCATATCAGCGTCGACCCGCCCGCCTGCAGGTTCAGCCCATGGCCCGCTGAGGCCGGATGCATCACCGCCACCGGGATCTCCCCGTTGTTCCACCGCTCTATATCCTTTGCTGTATCAAGCTTTATCGCCCCGAACCTTTCCTGTATACGCTGCAGGTCGTGTTTGAACCAGTAAGCAATCAGCACCGGTTTCCCGTTCGCCGCCTCGATCAGGTCCTCGAGGGCGTCGAGCTTGCGGTCATGAATGACCTTTACAACGCCGTTCTCGTCATAGACGGCACCATTTGACATCTGGAGAAGTTTATTGGATAACCCCACCGCGCTCGCCGCGTCGATGTCGCCGTCTTCGAACGTGAGGATCAGATCCCTCTTCAAACTCGTATACAGCGCCATTTCCTCATCGGACATGACGACCTCAACGTTGTTTACCACGAGCTGAGGCATCGCTATGTAGTCCATAGACTTCATACTGATCGCAATGTCGGATATGCGTTCATAGATGGCATCCTCGGCACCCTCCTTTGGCTTGTAGGAGAATACGACCTGCCGGTTACGCTTATCGGGGACGAAATACCGCTCCCGATAGCCCCCTATAAAGCGCCCCAGCCGCTGCCCCATGTCGAGGATGCCAATCTGCGCCCATAAGTCCATGAGCCCGTTGGGTGACGGCGTCCCGGTCAGGCCGACGATCCGATGAACTGATGGGCGCACTCTGCGCAGCGCCTTGAAACGCTCGGACCGGTGGGATTTGAAGGACGATAGCTCGTCGATCACGACCATCTGGTAGTCGAAGGGCAGCCCGCTCTCGTGCACCAGCCATTTCACGTTCTCCCGATTGATCAGGTACACGTCCACTTTACGTAATAGCGCTGCTCTCCTTTCCGCGGCAGAACCAATGGCGACTGCATACTTCAACCCCTTCAGGTGGTCCCACTTCCTGATCTCCGCAGGCCATGTATCGCGGGCGACACGCAGAGGGGCTATCACCAACACCTTCCGGATGAGGAAACTGTCAAGGGCTAGGTCGAAGATCGCGGTGAGCGTTATTACACTTTTTCCCAATCCCATGTCAAGTAAGATGGCGGAGATAGGGCGGTCGAGTATGTAGTCGGTCGCGTATCTCTGGTATTCATGAGGATTGTATTTCATTCAGCATCCCTCCAATCTGGTTGGCATCGTCTACGCAATACACCCGAAAACCAAGCGCCTCCAGCTGCCTTTTCCGCTTTATCTGCAGGGGGCGAAGCACCTCCCCCGGCGCTTTGGTTTCCACGAAGGCGATTGCGCTGTAGGGCAGCAGCACCAGCCGGTCCGGCATTCCA